TTTACCCAATCTTTAGCAATCGTAAAGTTTGCTCTACTAAATTCTAATCTATCTACAAGTTTAACTGCACCTGCAACTCTATCAACAGCAACATAACCTTCTGGTGCTGTTACTTTATAACCAGTTGGTGTTCTCATAAAGTTACCAATACTTTGTATCTGTTGTAGTTTTCTAATTAAATAATTCTTTGCTCTACCTAAACTGATATGACTTGCAATGGCAAAATATAAAGCAGTTCTATTTCTATCAATAAATTTTAAACCATCTGCTTGTGCTTTAATATATTTTTCTTTACCTTTATCAGTCTTCTTTGAATCTATTTCTGCCTGTGTCATACTTTCAAAATAACTTCTAAATTGTTCTTGCATTTGTTTTACTTTACCCATATCACCTTGCGTTGTTCTAATAAAATGATTAAAGAAAGTTTTTAATCTATAACCAACTGATAATGGGTCGTTTGAATTCTTTGACATTTCATCTAACATAGGTCTTGCTTTGCCTAGAGAGCCTTCTGCCATTCTAATTAAGGCGTCAAATTGATTTAGTTCACCTTTATTAAATGTAGATGAACCAGAGGTATCTTTATAGGCTGCGTCTGCCAAGAATACGGAAGATGTATTTGATTGACCTCTAATAGTACCAAAACCAGCAGATAGATTACTCATAGTTTTACCTGAATAGAAAGTATGGAAAACAATTCCCATTCTTGCTCTTCTAATTCTTTTACCTATATCTGAATTATATGGTACTGCATATGTAATTGTATTAGGTGTGAAAGTAATCATAGATTCACCATTAATTTTATCACTAGACAAATCGCCTTTAGTGAATAGTAAATCGCCTTGTAGAATACCTTTGATACCTAGTTTAGCAAGTTCTCTTAAACAAACTTGTAACTTGGTCGCAACTGCACCACCATGGTTTCTTCTAATGTCAGCTGTTGTATAATTGATTTTTGGAGTTTTGTTGAATACTGATTTAGTACCAACGAAGAATTTACCATTTTCTGGATTAGTTCCACAAATGATAGCAGGAGCACCGTCCCACTTTACAGACATATTCATTTTGCCACCAATATTACCAGCCAGCATGTTTCGTACTGACTTTAAAAAGTTGACAGCATTTATACCACCTTTAGACCCTCTATTGATGATATCATCTTCTAGGTGTTCTAGGTGTGTATTCTTATCCTGGGTTATAAAACCCTTGAAACTAAAAATTTCGTTAAGCATTTTTTCCTCATATTATCCATATACAAAAACATTTCCATAAATCTATCACTTACTCAATGGTACTATTTATACCTTTTAAAACTATAATCACACATTATATGGGAAGGATACACTCCACCTTGTTTATTTCTAATGTTGAATTTTAGTGTGATAAATGGTGTATCTACTTCAACATCTATTCTTTTACCACCAGAGGTCTTACCACCATAATAGGCAATTGCCTTACTAGGATTAGCAAGTTTGGTCATAAATTGTTTACTCATTTTAAAGTGATGTACTTCTGTAGGTTTCTTTGCATGTACATAATGAAACCCATAACCAATACCAGATAGTAACATCTTAATTAATCTTGGTCTGTCTATTTTATTTGTAACATTCTCTTGAAATCTTTTAAGTTCTCCACCATATGAATTAAATACAGCTGCAACTCTTCTTGAATTAAGGCCTAACACTCTAAGCAATGCCTGTGCTTTCGGGTCGGTTACATTACCTGATTTCATATCATCTTCACGAAAGATTGTAGCTACACCTGCGTTAAAAAATGTAACTGTACCTGTTGCTTTCAACGATAGATAAACTGGTCTACCATCAGCAGTGACCGTAATATCTGTTACAGTTTTACCTATGTTTTGGTCACCTGTAGTTCCAATGAATACATTTTTACCATTGAATATAAGTGGTCTCTTTTGATTTAAACCACCAACTACTTCTACTTTAAAATTCTTTGCTTTTTCCCAACCATACATTCTGGCCATTTCTTCAATGACTTTTTTGTTTACAGTTTTTGAAATAGGGTTGTCTTCCCACCAAGCATTTAAATCTTTACCTAGGTCAATCTCAAATTGATTACCTACATTGTTAACACCACGACCACCTCTACTACCCTCACCAAAGGATAATTTGACTTCGTTAAGTTTTAACTTTTGTTTTATTTGTGGAAGAGAAACAACACCATTATAACTTCGTGAAATTTTTATATTCTTTCTTTCACTTGGATTTTTACTACAAGCTATAGGGTCTTTTCTTTTAAATTTCTTAAAGAAATAGTCATAGACAGCAACATGTTCCAATGGAAACTTTGCCGTCTGTAGTTCTTTTGATGATTTTGGTATAAAATCGTAAGCCATTATTCTCTCCTTATACAATATTTAGGACAGTTTGGCAACTAATTATTTCTGATATACTTTATGTCCGCCATATTTAACACATAAAAATGATACCACACCACCATTAGGAGCCCATACTTGGTGTTTATTGTGAAATTGCATTAACTTCCTAGCGTCTTCTTCAAAAAATTTCTCAGCGATAATACTTTTAGAAGGATATTCTACTACTTGCCAAAGGATTTTCTTTCCTCTTTTGACCATCTTTTTTCTGTATGTCAACTTCATGTTATAGTTCCCTGGCTTCTTATCGCCTTTTCTAAATCTAACTTTTTGTTTTCTTTTTTTAGGCATATATTATAATTTAAATTCAGAAAACTTATCGTAAGGGTCTTCTGGTTTATCAACCTTTCCTTGAGTTTGATTTGCGTCAACTATATTCTGTGCTTTATTCTCTACATCATATAGTCTCATTTTACTTCGGTCTACGCCGACAATAAAAGCTCTATTAATACTAGGGTCATTATAACGGTTTTTAAGTTGTTTAATTTTCATTTGTGATAGTTGTTCTAACTCTTCATTTGAAATAAGAGCAAACATAAAATCAGCAGTAGCAGGTAAACCAAAACTTTCGGAAGTATCTTCTAGTCCCACATCTGTAGAAACAAAACCAGTTCTATTAGTTTGTGTAGCACTAAAGATTGGTAAGTTAAACTCTACGGCCAAACCTCTCAACTCTTCAGCGATACTCTTGACTAATGTATAGGTATTAATATTACTACCCATTCTAAATCTAGCTGATGTACATATATTTAAATAATCTATGAATACAATATCTGGTTTAAATGATTTCTTTAAAGCAAGTTCATTAAACAATGCTCTGAAATGGCCAGCGTGAGCAGCTGCCGTTGGATATTCTTTGATAATTAATTTACCACCTGTCTTCTTATTAATTCTACCAATCTTATCATCATATAATTGTTTTGGCATATCATGGAGGTCTTGTATAGTTACATCTAATAAGTTAGCGTCTATTCTTTCTGCAATTCTTTCCTCAGCCATTTCTAAAGTAATGTATAATACATTCTGACCTTGTAGTAAATAAGCGGAAGATAAATGACACATGAATAAAGATTTACCAACACCTGTACCTGCCATAGCAATGTTCAAAGTTTTAGGTGGAACACCACCTTTGGTAATCTTGTTCATAAATTCTAAATCAAAAGGATATCTTTTTTCTTTTGTATGATAGAAAGCAAATCTATCGTCAGCGTCTTCAATGTAATCGTGACCAATATGTTGGTCAAATGAAACTGCCAAGGCGTCAGCAAGAATACTAGGTATTGCCTCTGGCGTTTTCTTATCATCTTTCTTATCAAGTATTTTTATACCAGATAATACAGCATTATGAATAGCACGGTCTTTACACCACTTTTCAGTAGTATCAAACAACCATTCTAGTTCAGCCTCTTCGTGATTGATAGTAGTTAATAATTCTTTGATAGATTTAAAATCTTCTTCTCTTAAATCTTTTCTATTGCCAAGTTCAATAACAATAGTTTCTTTTGTTGGTAGATTTTTATACTTATCTACAAATAAGAATATCTGATTAAATAAAGTCTTCTCTACATTGTTTGTAAAGTATTCTTCTTTAATATAAGGCAAAGCCTTTCTAACAAATGGTTCGTTAAAAAATAGATTTCTTAATATAGTTAATTCAATTCGTTCATTCATATACAACAGTACCGTCCTTCAATTGTTTTTCCATAATTTCCACCAAGATATCTCCAATATAATCTATAAAGTCTGGATTGTCAAGCAAATCGTAATCGTTTGGATTTTTTGTAATTGTGTAATCAAATCGGAGAGGCATTTCGCCTGCTTTGTTTTCTTTACCGGCAAAACCTACCTTACCATAATAATAAATGGTGTCTTTGAAAGGACCATCTACTAATTTAATGCAAGTCTTT